CCACATGTTCACAAGTCCGGGATCCTGTCCTTCAACAAGGTAGTTGAGGATAGAGGATGACAACCTCGCCGACAATCGGTCGGTCGCGGCGGAGTAATCAATCGAGAACCACTCGAGTTGACCCGTGCCCGTTTGAACAGGGTGCTCAGCCAGGTCGAAGAGATCGGTTGCCTTCAAGGGCGCACCAATCAGACGAAAACAGTCCATTTCCCGCATCACGTCATGTAAAGCTTTTTGGAGCCTCTTACTCGCATAATACGGGGCCGCGTTTCCCTTGGAAATAACGCGGGCCTTTAAAGGTTCAAGGACCACCTGGATGGTGGCCTTCAGTGTGCGCTGCTTCTCAGCATAGCGAACACACTGCCTTCGGACCGAGTCGTGCCACATACGCTCCCCTTCCGGGTAAGCGTACTCCTCGACGAGGGTATTGAGCTGGACACGACCACTGACGATGGCTCTTGGATAGAAGACCATTCGCACCAGATCAGGATTTCTCCGTGACCCGACTGGATTCAGTGGATTGCAATCATACAGCTGCGGAACATGCCGCATGATCGCACCGAGCTGGCCTCCGCCGGCCCGGCTTTCCTCGTACGATGCCTTTGTTGACGCAACGTGACGAGACTCGGTGGGAGTGAGCCAATCACTTTCCCGTGAGGCGGTCCATAGAACCCGCCGCAGAAGTTTCCGGACAACTTTCAAAACCGGCGTCAACTCCTTCATCACACTAGCGTGTGTTTGTTCGTCAATGGGATCTGGGATCTCCATTGCCTGTCGATGCTCTTTGTATGCGGTTAACACCAATTCATCGGAGAGTGGCAAAGCTGAACGCTTGCCCTGCAGGATAGAATACCAGAGGTGGGTATTCTGACGATTGAACACGCGGAGTCGTGTGTTGGCCCAGTTTTTGTACTGGCCGACCGGCTTCCAAGCCTGGTCGGGTGACTTGGGTGCCTCGCACCGCAAGTAACGCGCCATGGGAGCAACAGTAAGGTACTTTGCTCTTTTGAAGAAGATGGCCTCTGGACAATCCAGATAGGCCATAGCCTGGGTCGTGAAGCTGTCAATGACTTCCCGAGGTGCGGAGTGGTGCTGGAGTATCAACTTCAGTCCCCGCAACAAGCCCTGTGCTCTTTCACCCGTCGACACCTTGTCGACGGCAGGTGGCACTTGCTCACCTGGGATCCTACTCAGATCCAAATTGGATG